CGTGTGACTCTGACATTAACGCAATCAAACTAAGTCAGCACATTAAAACTATATACGAGCAAGGTCGTACTGACGAGCGTGAGGCGTGTGCGAAGTTGTGTGAATCAATGGGCGTACATCCTGCATTAAATGTTTGGGGTGGCGGTCCTGAATGGTATAAGCGCCAAAAAGAATGTGCCGCAGCAATCAGAGAAAGGGGCGAGAAATGAGCATCGAAGCAATGAAGATGGCGTTGGCTAAGTTTGAACACCTGTGGGAGATTGGCATTGACGCTGAGTATAAAGTCGAGTTGCTGCCTGAGATTCAAGCACTACGCCAAGCCATTGAGCAAGCAGAGAAGCAAGAGCCTGTTGCGTGGATGGTTAGGGATCAAGTGGATGGATGTCGGTATCCGTCAGCTTTAAAAAATCCTGCTAGTTCGATAAACGGTGAATCAAAACCACTCTACACCGCACCACCAAGCAAGCAATGGGTTGGGCTGACGGACGATGAGATTGCACTGTATGACAAACGCCTAAGCGGTAGCAATGTTGCTCGTGCCATTGAAGCCAAACTCAAGGAGAAGAACGGTGGATAGAGTAAAAATTATTACAACGCTTAAGTGGGTGCATGACCTTTTGCAATTTAATGGTATCACCGCGCCGCTTGAAGACCTTGATGACATCATCATGATGCTAAAGAAAGAGAGCCTCGCAGATCTTATACGGGAGAAGAACGGTGGATGATGCAGCATGACTCAAATAGAGCTTGTTCAGGTTAATAACGAGATGCAAAAAGCTATTGTAAAAACCATCATTGAAAAAAGACATTCTTATGTTGCATCAAACTCGTCGGTCGGCAGACGAATTGATTGGTTGATTTATGTGGGCGATGGGATATTGAGCCAATGCATTGGGATGATTGGGATTGGATCATCTGTCTATCCTCCACCAAAGGACATATTGAATTATTTGAATGTGTCCAAGAACGAGTACAAGGACAAATTTAATAGCATCGCCAACAATTGGAGATTTTGTTTCATAGTGCAAATAAAAAACGCAGGGACTCAGGTGCTCAAGCAGTTACGCCAAAAAGCACCGTTGGCATGGAAGGCAAAGTATGGGGACGACTTGACGCACATCATTACATTTGTTGGCGCAGACAAGACGGGTGCTGTTTATTTGGCTGACAACTGGCAGATGATTGGTCATACGGCAGGATTGCCAGACCATAAAAGCAGCTCGATGAAGTGGAATAACCATGCTGAGCTGAAAGATTTGTTTGTGAAGCCAACAGGTGAAAACAAGAAAATTATTTTTATTAAAGGCATCAAAGTGAGCAAATCCAAAATTAAGGAGAAGAGCGGGGGATAGCAAAAAAGCAACAGTTAGGGAAAACACCTAGTAAATAATCTGCACAATCGTTAATACCGTGTTAATATTTAATCACTGACAACGCAGTCAGGACAACTGGGAGAGATGAAATGAAATACAAACTAGACATTAAAAAAGATGTAGACCAGACAGAAGATGGTTACATGCTTTATTTGCCATACGGGTTCAGATTTTATGATGAGATAGTTCATTGCCGTGGATACGACACGATGAAAGAAATGCGTGAGTCAATCAAGCTGGAAGTGATTGCTTGTGAATGCGAAGAATGTGCAGCACATAAATAATTGACAAACGGGGGCGCAAGCCCCTGTTAAGGATAAAAAATGGAACAAAAAATTGTTTTCACACTTGGTGCTTGGTCAGTTGTTCGTTGCGAAGGATTTAGCCGAGCTTCAAACGGAGCAAGTTGGAGCGTTTATTTTGACAACAAATTTTATTGTTCTTGCACAACAAAAAAACGCTGCATTACTTTTGTTCAAGAAAATGCAAAAGTTGTTGCTTAAACCTACGGGGGCGCAAGCCCCTTCTCACAGCGAACAGGAAATCATCATGACATTAAAAATCCGCTTCAGCCACTTAATGGAAACAGTAACTTTCAACGCCCCTTTAATCCGCTTGTACTCGCGGCTGTCAGATCGCAAAGTTGTTTCAGTGCATCGCTTGCCCGTCAAAATCCAAAGTTGTACCTTTACGCCAGTATGCGTTAACAAAGAAAACCGCAGCGTGCGTTTAGTCAGCGCGTCGTATGACCACCTGATGCGAGCCGTCGATAGCAACGGAATTGTTAAACTGTAGGAGAGCCATCATGCAAAAGCAATATATCAACATCGACAAAAAACAATACATCGTCGTGCGTCATGACAACGGCTCTATCAGCATCTCTACTACTTGGGAGGCGATTGTTCCTAGTACCGCCCGTAGCGCTCACCCAAGTTACAGCCATCGTTACGCTTCAATCGATCCGAGCGGTCGCCTCGGCAAAAAAGTTTTGGCTTCACTGGAGATTAACCATGCAATTTGAATACCGTGTCGCAGGAATCCCTGCCATCATCAATGTCACTGAGCTGGGTGTGCGCCAGTCTGGCATGTACAACACCGTCAAGAGCGAGTTCGAGGTCTGTGACCGCCGTGGTCGCCGTGCTCAGTGGTTGGAGCGCAAGCTGGACGACGACATGATCGCCGAGATCAAGCACGAGATTGCGGAGCGCGTATGAGCTACTGTGACTACATCGCTCACCTGATCTACACTTTCCTGCGGGAGGTGGATGAGAACCACGAGGGGATGCTCAAGGATGTGGAGAGCATCGAGTACGACCTGTCAGAGGATGGGTCGTTCCTGAGCACTAAGAAGACAATCGATGTGACGGATGTCGCTGGCAAAAAATATCGGATCACTGTGGAGGAATTATGAGGGAATACAAGTTCTGGGATGAAGTTCTGGCAGGTGTATCTTTTATTGTTCTGATGGTGTTTCTTGTCATGCTGTAACGTATATACTGTGCGGGTGGGTAACAGGGGTTAGCGCCCTGTAAGGCATGGAACTATAGGTACCTTGGCAGGCACCTGCACTCTTCGCCGCTCTTTGATTTCAACCCTGCTTCATGGGAACCCACAACTCACATACATATAGCCTTATTAGGGTAAGTCCTAATAAAATAGTTTGCACAATCGTTAATATTCTGTTAAATTATCTCTACTGCAAATCGCAGGAACAAATGAGAGAGATGAGATGAATACACTAATTGACATGATTGATGATGTTCCTTCACTGATAGGTGAGGTTGCCACAACAGTTCTGTACAAAGAGCCATGCAAGAAGTGCCACGGTCGCGGCAAGTTCATTGGCTACACTGGCTACTCGCTTGGTGATTGCTTTTCCTGCAAGGGCGCAGGTTTCCACGAGTTCAAGACTTCTCCCCAGTATCGCTTAAACGCTCGTACATCAACCGCAGCTCGCAAAGAGCGCCAAGCCACAGCCACGATCGAAGCCTTCGCTGCTGAGTACGCAGCCGAGCACGCTTGGATGGTCAAGACAGCCCCACGCTTTGAGTTCGCGCAGTCAATGCTCGACGCCGTAGTCAAGTTTGGCTCGTTGACTGAGAAGCAGCTCGCAGCAGTACAGAAGTGCGTCGCCAAAGATGTAGAGCGCAACACCGAGCGTGCTGCTCGTGTCGAGGCAGCCCCACAGATTGACATCAGCAAGATCGAGGTGTCTTTTGCTAACGCGATGGCGGCAGGCACTAAGCGCCCCAAGCTGCGTCTGGCTGAGTTTAAATTCAGCCCTGCCCCTGCGACAGGCAACAACGCAGGCGCTATCTACATTAAGGCAGGCGAGACCTACCTCGGCAAGATTGCTGGTGGCAAGCTCTTCAAGAGCCGTGAGTGCGACGAATCGACGGAAGCCAGTATCTTGGTGGCTGCTGCCGACCCAGAAGCCGCAGCGATTGCATACGGTCGCAAGTTTGGTCAGTGCGCCATCTGCTCCCGTGAGTTGAGCAATCAGGAGTCGATCGACCGTGGCATCGGCCCGATCTGCGCCGAAAAGTTTGGCTGGTAATTAGTAGGGGGTTGACAACAGCCCCAGTAGTAGTAAAATATATATATATTGTCGGAACTGGAAAGCCGACAAGAATAGACCGCTTTAATCTGTGTCCCGCCCCGTACAGGGGGTTCAATCTCACAAGGATTGTCTTTCCAACGGGGTACAGACTAAAGCGGTCTTTTTTATTCTCCCGTCATACATGATGTTTTTAGGCTGAATACGCATCGGGTCATGTAGATGGAAGTGGCGAACTAAGCGAAAGCGCCAACCGTGGGAGTTGAGAGCGGTCACAGGTAGCACCACGCAATGGGTGCAGCTCCGTCAGGTCAATCTGGCGGGAGAGCTGAATCCAGAGCACCTTGTGATGACAAGCTCGGTCAGAGCGGTATCGGGTTCCCGCACATTAGGGAGCGATAGTCTGATCAGTTGTGCTGGAATAATGAGCGTTAAGCACAGCCCGTTGCGATAGTCACTGGATACCTCAGTCAGCACGGAACACCTCGGGGGCGGCTACGGCTACCCTTGGGGGAGTTTTGCCCGAAGCTCCGTACTGTTTCCTAGTCCGCATAAACAGGAAGTAGCGGATGCGCCGAAACAACACTACAATCCACACATCACACAATGCCTTGAGAGAAAGCATGATGGCTGGAAGACCAACAAAGTACACAGAAGCTCTAATAGACGAGATATGCAACAGGGTAGCCAACGGAACCCCTCTGCGTGAGATATGCAGGGAGGAGGGCAAGCCAGCGTGGACGACCTTCTATAATTGGATTAATGCGGACAAAGTCATTTTTGAACGCTTCTCACGGGCGAGAGAGCTTGGCACTGACGCCATAGCGGAGGATGCGATTGCGATCCTTGATGCGATCCCAGAACGCATTGATGGGGGGCGGATGGACAGCGCTTATGTGCAGTGGCAAAAGAACCGTGTTGAGATGCGCCTGAAACTTCTGGCTAAGTGGAACCCACGCAAGTACGGCGACCGTCAGATACTGGCTGGCGACAAGGATGCGCCGCTTGAGGTTAAGCACTCTGGCACGCTAGATGAGGTCATCTTGAACTTTGAGCGCAAGCGCCAGCTCCAGAATGAGTCAGAAGAAAGCTAAGGGTGGTCCTCAGGACTACCCTGACACTCTTGAGATAATTAAGAGCGCAGAGTTCCGCAAGGAGTATGACTCCGCCCCCATTGAGCAGAGGATTGCATTTGACTGGCGTCTGAAGTGGCTAGGGGCTGCGCATCAGCACCAGATACTGCCGTCGGGCGACTGGTGGTCGATCTGGCTGTTACTGGCTGGTCGTGGCGCTGGCAAGACAAGGGTGGCGGCTGAGCAGATAGGCTGGTGGGCGTGGACGACGCCTGACAGTAGGTGGCTGGTCTCCGCCCCCACCTCGGCTGATGTGCGCTCGACATGCTTTGAGGGTGACTCAGGACTACTGAGCGTGATCCCGCGAGAGCTGATCAAGGATTACAACAAGAGCTACCACGAGATCAAGCTGACCAATGGCTCGCTGATCAAGGGCGTCCCCAGCTCCGAGCCAGAGCGCTTCCGTGGCGGACAGTACCACGGGGCATGGCTCGATGAGTTAGCGGCGTGGGAGTACCTCAGAGAGGCGTGGGACATGATCATGTTCTCCGTGCGTCTGGGCGAACACACAAGGATACTGGCGACCACTACCCCTAAGCCCAAAGAGCTGATCATGGAGCTGATCGGGCGTGATGGCGACAATGTGGTGGTGACCACCGCCTCGACCTACTCTAATATAGATAACCTAGCGCCATCATTCAGGGAGCAGATTCTCAGCTATGAAGGGACGAAAATTGGTCGGCAAGAAATTTACGCTGAGATCATCGATCCAGAGGAAGGGGGCATTATCAATCGTGACTGGTTCCGCCTCTGGCCCGCGGAGCGGGAGTTCCCTCAGTTTGAGTTCGTCCTACAGAGCTATGACACTGCGTACACCGAGCGCACGACTGGTGATCCGACTGCGTGCTCGGTCTGGGGGATATTCAAGCCGTTAGATCGCCCGCTGTGTGCGATGCTTTTGGATTGCTGGTCAGAGCATCTGGCTTATCCTGATCTCAAGCCCAAGCTGCTGGAGGACTACACGGCGGTGTATGGGGAGCCGGGTAAGCGAGTAGACCTCGTCCTGATCGAAGAGAAGGCGAGCGGTCAGTCACTGATTCAGGACTTAGGGCGTGCGCATGTACAGGTGCGTGGCTACAACCCCGGCAAGCTCGACAAGGTGCAGCGTGTTCACCTGATCAGCAACATCATCGCAGCTGGACGGGTGTACCTGCCTGAGTCCACGAAGAAGAAGGGCTATGTTCGGGACTGGGTCGAGCCGTTCGTGCAGCAGGTGTGTGCATTCCCTGAGACCAGCCACGACGACTATGTAGATACGATGAGTCAGGCGCTGCGATACCTGCGTGATGCTGGCTTCTTGGATATTGACCCTGAGCCTCATTACGACGATAATGAATATGTTGACGATACCCGCATCAAGCGGGTGAACCCATATGCGGCGTGATCATGGCTAAAACGAAGAAAACAGCAGATGCACTCCTAGACATATTCACACCAAAGGGTAAGACGCCACGGATGTCTGCGGCAGAAGCAGTTGAGAGAGGATATTTCCATCCGATTGGTGGTGGCTTGAAGCTCTCTCGACCAGTCAGCGAAATGCAGGCAGAGCACTTGCCTACTGAGGGGATAAAGATGACCCCTGAGAGGCTATTCAATCCAGAGAAGATGGTAGGCAGTGCAAGCATTCCTCTTGTGGGTGACAATGCTTTGGGTGGCACAGATCTGGTCGCCCTTAAAGGATCGCCACTGTCAGCTCCTGTAACTTTACAGGCGGGTCGGAGTTTCCCACGACAGAACCTCGGCGAAGCATGGGCATCACATCAAGGCATCATCAGCGGATTAGACTCCAAGGTCGATCAAGCATTGATGGAGGGGGCGCAAGATGTTTACGGCGCTCATGTCTCCATGTCACCCACGGCGGTCGACTACAACACGATGGTCACTGAGGCAATGCTGCGACAGTTTGATCCTCTTGATTTAACAAAGAAGACCGCAAAAGAATTTGACACAGCAGTGAGAAATTTTGGCATCAAAGACAAAACCACTGGCGAGATGAAATATCCGGCGAGAGGGTTTGTTGGGTTGCGTGATCCAGAGCTTGAGGCGCAATTGCTTAGCCAAGAAGGTGGACCGCTGCGCAAGATATTCTTAGATCGTGCTCAGATGAGACAGTTTCAGCTCCAAGGTCTGCCTGATGTTGCGGCATCCAGATTTGGTATTAGCGATCCAATCATGCTCGACTTGCCCCTTGGCACGACGGGTCTGGACATTGTCAAATTCCCTGAGTCTGGGCGCATTTTATCTAGCTCACCCAACCCACATAAGACATACTCCACGCACATGGCGGGAGATTACGTCGGAGGGCTAGAGTCTCCTGTTTCGTACAAAGATTACTTCCAAGATTTCTTTGACGCACGGAGGCTGCTTGGCAATAAGCCATCGGAAGAGAACTATGCTTTCATGCGCTCCACGCCTATTCAACACCATGACCAAGAGTGGCTTGATCGGCTGATGAAAGCGATTGAGGCTAGAAAGAACATCATCAAGACTGGTGAGTACGCCGACGGCGGCATGGTCGAGACTCCCACGCAAGAGGCGATTGCCAACACAGTGCAGAACCCGAACGCCGCACGGATGTTGGAGATGGACTTGGCGAACTTGGCGCTGATGAACCGCCCTCAGCAGATGGCGAATGGTGGTGCGGTCAATATGCAGGACGGCGGATTGTTGCAGAACGCATTCAGGGCGTTTGTCCCAGCTCAGGTGCGTACATTCGTTGGATCGTTGGCTGGTGATGAGTCGCCGATCACGGAGAAGAACTTCTCTGGCGATGAGCTTGCTCAGATGCGTAAAGCCATCATGAGCAGCCGTCAGGATCGCACGGCAATGAATGCACGACTGCACCACGAGGCGATGCAGAACGCTGCAACGGCGAAAGAGCGTCGTGAGCTTTTCAATCGTGGCCCATCCAAAGAGCTAGATCAGACGGTTGGGTATCAACATTACCCCGGAAGCCCGACAGACCTCGCCAGCGACTTCAGCTTATCGAGCGACGCAGCCATCAGGAATACGCTAGGTCGATTCGCATACCAGAAGACGCCTGAGGGCAACCTCGTGGCGACCGACTTGTACAAGTTCCGAGACGACCAGAGCGACAAGACACGCCCGACATCTGATTATGCAAACATGGGTACGGCTGCAAAGCTGTTGGCGCTGGCAAAGGACAGCTTCGGTGATGCAGGATTTCAAACGCTTCTAAGCAGAACAGGCAATGCATTCTTGGGCAATAAGTCCGGTCGCCCCGTGACTGTCAACCTTGGCAAAGCACCGTTTGCTGGTGGCGGATCGGTCAAGCAGCCATCCCCCGAAGAGATGCTGATCGAGATGATGGAGCGTGGTTATGGCAAAAACTAAACGAGTTGCAGATGCGCTGCTTTCAGGCGTGAAGACCCCAGCCCAGATGAAGGCGGAGATGGCGGTCGATCGCGCACGGGGCGTGATGCCTAAGGCTGAGCGTGATGCCAAATTTATTGTGCCTAGTGAGCCGGGCAGCTCTCCCGTCAAAGAAGGTTATGTTCGCCTATATCATCAAACTAGTGGTGATAATTTGAGAAGTATTGAAAGTCAAGGTTTACTGTTAGATCATGCCAAAGGAATTGAAGGACCTCGTGGTGTGTACGCTGGTGAGACTCCTTTTTATGGTGATGCAACGAGTAGACCAACCCTTGAGTTCCAAGTTCCTGTAGATCAATGGCAACAGCCTTTTGTATTAAGGGATGTAATGCCTGATGATTTTATAGCAACACATTTTCCTTGGCACAGACACGCTAGATATCTTGAAGAAAACAATCTTGTGCCAAATGTGTTGGCAGGAAAATATGACAATCTCAGTGAAGATGGTGACACATTTAAAGCCGTTCAGTACATCAAAGAAAAATACGCAAATGAACCCGACATAAACAAAGCACAAGGCGGCATCATCAAGATGGGCAAGGGCGGTGTAGGGCGCAAGGTAGGTAACCTTTTACCCAAAGCTGAGCGTGATGCGAATTTGGGAAACATGCTTAGAAAAAGCGCCGTCAAAGAACCTATGTATCACGCATCAAAGGCTGACGTCAGCACGTTCTCTCCAGAATATAGAACTGAACTGTCAAGCATGGGGCATCATTTCGGCACAGCAGATCAGGCAAACTTCAGAACAGATCAATACGATTTCTCTGGCGACAATGTAAACATTGGCAAGTATTACCTCGACATCAAGAACCCATTAGAGACATCTCACATGGGATCATTTGCGCCTGACCATCTGGCTGAGCAGATGATGGATTTGGGGATACTTGACCCAAACAAGTACGATGCGCTGTCAAGCAAACTTAATTATGAGTCTGTGCCAATTGGTACAGAGCTAGTAAAAATTCTAAAGAAGAATGGCTATGATGGATTGAGGTACGCCAATGAGCGAGAGGGAGAAGGATTCTCTTACGTTCCGTTTGAGTCAACACAGATTAAGTCAGCCATTGGCAATCAAGGGACATACGACACTACCAACCCTGACATCACGAAGGCAAAGGGTGGAGCTGTGCATATGGCTGGCGGTGGTGCAGGTCGCAAGCTGGCGAACAAGATGCTTCCCAAGGTCGAAGCCCCCAGCATCATGACCCGCAGTGATATATCGGAGCTTGCTGACTACATCAAGAATCGTGAGGGCTCGTATGGTGAGCGAAGGGTTCAGCGTGCGGCTGACGAGATTTCAAGGCTTGGTGAGCTGTACACACAGGAAGCATTGCGCAGCGCCTTCAGTGGCGACAATGCCCGTGCGCTGATGACGCTGAAGCCTGCTGATTTTGAAAAGTTTGCAACCCCGCTAGACCCTTACTTTTTGACGAGCAAGGCATACCGATCACGCGATGACGCTGGCGGCAAAATGGCTCATGAGGATTACATCAGGCACTTAGAGGACATCCAAGCAAGGGGCGGTTTTAAAGACGTACCATTCTTTGAGATTAACAAGGAAGAGCAGGGTTTGCCTCTCTTGCCGTTCATCTCTGGTCATGAGGGTCGCCACCGTAGCAGAGCTATGACCGCTGCGGGAGAGAATGCAGGACTTGTGCAGCTATTACCACGTTCGGAGTTGCGTGAGCCATTCCCACGCAGGTCGCAAGAAGATTACATCGAAGCTCTCAAGAGAGAGATGGCAATTACTGGCAACAAGATACTGCCACAAACGTACACGGGGACTAACCCAAAGTCATTTGATGACACGGTCATCCGTAGACCAGCAATTGACCTGCCAGACTTCTACGCCAACGGCGGCGCAGTCAAGATGTCAGAGGGTGGCGAGCCTGATCAGGCTGAGATCGATCGTATGCGGCTTGAGATGAGCAATAGCCCCGTCATCCAAGCAACGCCTCAGACGCCGATTCAGCGTGCGATTGGTACGCTTGGCGGCTACATGGATCGTGCAGGACAGTTCGTCAGCGAGTCGATTGAGCCGCTCGCAGAGAAGCACCCTATCAAGCACTTCCTTGGTGAGTTGCTATTGGCTGACTCACTTAAGAGTGCGGGTACGGCTATGCAGGACTACACCAAGACGAGCAGAGATATTACAGAAGATCAGCCGTATGTTCGCGCTCCACTGACTGGCAGTGGTCAGACGCTCAAGCTTGATCCACGCATGTTGGATGTTATGGGAATTGCTCAGCCAGTGGCGAGCGCCACCACGAGACTGGTTGGCGCAGGAGCAAAGAAGGCAGCCCCCTTTGCGAAGGATGTGGCTGAGATGGCGAGCGAGCTGTATATGAAGGGCGAGATACCGGGCATGATCCCACCAAACATGTACGCCGTATCTCCTGAGGTCAAGCCTTCCAAAGTGCTCGCCCCCGCAAACGAGATGGGCTTCTATTCGGCTACTGAGGCTGCAGCACTGAACCTTCCGCGCAAGTCAGGAAGCGGTCAGGCGTTCTTAAACGACCTCCTGAAGCAAGAGAATGTCCGCCCTGACGAGATCAACGCTATGGGGCTGGATACATTCCTGAAGGGCAAGAATGATGTGACGGCGGCTGAGGTGCAAGACTACATCGCCAGCAACAAGATACAGTTGGGTGAGGCGAGGTATGGCAGCCTAAGCGAGCCTAAATTGGCAAGCGAGCGGGATAGAATTGCCATGAAGTTGTACAACTACCCGTACAGCGAGCTTCCAGATTACAGACAAGTTGCCGTAGATAAAAACGTACAAATAAATCCAACTCAGTTCAGTAAATGGCAACTCCCCGGTGGCGAGAACTACCGTGAGGTGGTGATTACGCTGCCACAAAATAAAGTTGCCGTATTCCCCAAGCAAGCCGAGTTAGAAGCACTAGAGTCTCGATTGGCGCAATTGAAGGCAGAGGGTAATCGTGAAGAGTATGGAAGATTGATTGGTGCGCAAACTGATTTGCGTAATGAACGAACCAAATTTTTGCAGACTGAGCAATACCGCCTTGATCAAGAGTCAAATAAAAACCGATATCAATCCCCCCACTTTGACGAACCAAACGCCATCGCCCACCTGCGCATGAGTGACCGTGTGACCGACGGCAAGAAGACGCTACTCGTCGATGAGGTGCAGTCTGACTGGCATCAGGAGGGGCGTGAGAAGGGGTACAAGAACGATATTGACATGCCAGCCATGAGCGCCGATGAGTTGCTCTTGGATTATGGTGACAAATTAAGCTCTGGACAAAAAGACTACTTGAAAGATTTCCTTTCTCGTTGGGAGCGTGCAGAGCAAGGAACAAATGAAAATATTCGTGGTCAACGATTGGATAATTTATCCACTGAATATGAAAGCTGGGCAAAACGCCAAAAAATTGCTGGCGTACCCGACGCCCCATTCAAAGACGACTGGTATCAACTAGCCCTCAAGCGTGCGGTCAAAGAAGCGATCGACGGCGGCTACGACCGCGTGGCGCTACCGACTGGCAATCGTGTGGCTGAGCGGTTTGACCTGAGCAAGCAGATTGACCGCATCGATTACAACAAGAATCCTGACGGCACATATAACATGTCAGCCATTAAAGATGGTCGTGAGGTGTTTGCCAAAGAAGACCTTGACGAGAAAGAGCTGTCTGGGATTATCGGTAAGGATGTTGCCAAGAAGATTGTCGGGGATGAGGGTTCGTCAGCACCCAAGGCGGATCGATGGGAGGCTGAAGACGGCGATGTGCCTGAGTTTAAATCCCTGTCGGGTCTCGATCTGTCTGTGGGCGGCGAGGGGATGAGGAAGTATTACGACGAGATATACCCCGGCTACCTCAAGAAGTTCGGCAAGAAGTACGGCGCGAATGTAGGCACGACATACGCCAAGACAGACATTCAAGAATGGCCCTTCTCCATCCAGATCGAAAGCGACGGAAAGAACTTTTGGCTTTTTGGGCAAGACCCAAGGATTGATAAAAAAGCAAAATTGTCAGGCAACTTTAGCTCGTATGAGGATGCCAATAAATTTCGTGATTCAATGTACGAAGGCAACACAGAACCCCTGCATTACATGGAGATCACTCCAGCAATGCGTGAGGCGTTCAAGACAGGCATTCACATGAAGCGCGGCGGCAAAGTACAATTCGCTAATAATATCGACGCAATGCGTCTCGCACTATCTAAAGGCTAACTATGGCTACTGAAATGCCGATCCCGCAAGACTACAACCGATTCGTCGCTCCTGAGGCACACGGAGACAGCGAGTTTGCAGACACGGCTGAGGTCAATCTATTTGATCAGGCTGATGTTGAGGAGCAAGAAGACGGTTCAGCCATTGTTCGCCTTGATGACGATTTGCTCGGTCCTGACGAGTCGCCCGACTTTTACGAGAACCTTGCCGAGAAGATCGACTCATACGACCTATCCAAGATTGCGATCAAGTACATTGAGCTAGTAGAGAAGGACAAGTCAGCCCGCGAGGGGCGTGACAAGCAGTACGAAGAGGGATTGCGTCGCACAGGCTTAGGCAATGACGCCCCCGGAGGCGCATCGTTCATGGGCGCATCCAAGGTTGTGCATCCGATCATGGCTGAGGGTTGCGTGGACTTTGCTGCCCGTGCGATCAAGGAGTTGTTCCCGCCTGACGGTCCCGTTCGCTCCAAGATTATGGGTGAAGTGACTGAAGAGAAGACGATGATCGCCGAGCGCAAGCGCGATTACCTGAACTATCAGTTGACCGAGAAGATTGAGGAGTACCGTGACGAGGAGGAGCAACTGCTCACCCAGCTACCGCTTGGTGGCTCACAGTACATGAAGATATGGTACGACGAGGGCAAGAAGCGCCCATGCGCTGAATTCCTACCGATCGACAATGTGTACCTACCGTTTGCTGCGGCGAACTTCTACACCGCATCACGGGTGACGGAAGTCAACGACATCACGCAAGAGGACTTTGAGGCTCGTGTCTCGTCTGGTCTGTACATCGATCTAGACATCTACCGTGCCAGCCAAGAGCCTGAAGAGTCCAAGCCTGAGAAGGCAAACAACAAGATTGAGGGTCGCAAGAGCGAAGCCGATAACATCGATGGTATCCGTCGTGTATTCCATATCTACACATTTATGGAACTGGAAGACGACGCGAAGTCTGGCGGTGATCGTGCGCCTTACATCCTGATGATTGATGAGTTAAGCAGCGAAGTCGTAGGTCTGTACCGTAACTGGGAAGACGGCGACGAGTTGATGGGTAAGCTCGACTGGATCGTTGAGTTTAAATTCATTCCTTGGCGAGGTGCTTATGCAGTTGGTCTGCCCCATCTTATTGGCGGTCTGTCTGCTGCTCTTACTGGCGCTCTGCGGGCTTTGCTTGATTCTGCTCATATAAACAACAGCCCCACGATGCTCAAGCTCAAGGGCGGCAAGGTGTCTGGTCAGAGCATTATTGTTGAGCCTACTCAGGTAACTGAGATTGAGGGCGCACCGGGCGTGGACGATGTGCGCAAGATTGCAATGCCGATGCCGTTCAATCAGCCAAGCCCTGTTCTTTTCCAGTTGCTCGGCTGGCTGACTAACGCAGCCAAGGGCGTCGTTACAACCGCCGAAGAGAAGATTGCAGATGTTACCTCCAACGCCCCCGTTGGAACGACTCAGGCGTTGATTGAGCAAGGCGCAGCGGTATTCTCAGCGATCCATGCACGCCTACACACAAGTCAGGCACGAGTTCTGAAGATTATCGGTCGATTAAACCGCTGGTACTTGGATGACAATCCTGACGAGATGAGCCAAGAGTTGGGCATCACTGCAGAGGATTTTGAAAAGAATTCTGATGTTGTGCCAGTGTCAGACCCACATATCTTTGCGGAGTCACAGCGCTATGCTCAGGTGCAAACTCTCGCCGCACGCGCACAGGCGAATCCAGACTTATACAATCGCTTGGCTGTTGAAAAGCGAATTCTTAAGCAGATCAAACTTCCTGATATCAATGAAGTGCTACCTGATCCGCAAGATGTTAAAGAGATGAACCCTGCGCTTGAGAACGTCGCCATGACGCTCGGCAAGCCAGTCGGTGCATTCCCCAGCCAAGAGCATCTGGCGCACCTTCAAGTCCACTTGGACTACGCCAAAGACCCGATGTACGGCGCAAGCCCGATCATGGCTCCTGTGTTCATCCCTGCGATGCTAGAGCATCTGAAGCAACACCTGACGCTCTGGTATCTGAATGCAATGGACTCATACGCCTCTAACGCATTGAACGAGCCTTTTGACATCCTGAAGGTACAGCCTATCATCCAAGAGGCACAGAAGCTCTTGGCGGCAAGCTCACAGAATGTTCACTTGGACAGCCAGCAGCAGTTCTCTGGCGTCGCTCCTGTTATGCAACAGATGCTTCAGACCATCCAGCAACTTAAAGCGCAGCAACAACCTACTGATCCGTCGGTTCAGGCGCTTGTGCAGACTCAGATGGCTGAAACTCAGCGTAAGGCGGCATACGATCAGGCTAGATTGCAGCTTGATGGCGCTAAATTACAAGCTGATACCCAAGCCAAGCAAGAAAAGAATGTCGCTGACCAGCAGATCAAAGCGGCAGATATCACAGGCAACATCGGACTGTTGACGCTTGAGCAACAGCACGAGATGCAAAAGCAGCAATTAGCAGCAAAGCAGCAGCAGGAAATGGCTGCACAACAGCAACAGCAGCAAATGCAGCAACAAATGGCTGCTCAGCAGCAATCTCAACCTCAAATACCCCCGCAAGGAGCACCAAATGTCTGACGCAATCTCGCAACACAAACGCATGGCAATGGGCGAAACCGTTCCAATGGCAAAAGGCAAGTCCGTCATCCAGAAATACGCTAACGGCGGAGCAGTTATGCCTGAAGGCAGAGCGGCTAACCTGCCAGCTCGTGGCTCAGCGCCCCCACCGATTGAGAAATCGAGCGGCACAAAGATTGCAACCTACAGAAAAGGCGGCGCAGTACCCAAGAAGGGCATGGGTCTGACAATCGCTATCGCAATGCCTATGAAAAAGCCATCAGGTCGTGGGCGTTAATCCCGTAGGCGACCTAATCGGCAGGCTCAAAGAGCGGCGCTTAGAGTTAGCGCTGTCTCTTGCCGACGGTTACGCAATCAATATTGAGTCATACCACCGCATGGTTGGTCAGTATCAGGGCTTAGGTGAAGCCCTAGACATACTCGACGACATCCTGACAGAGAAGGACGAAGATTTGTAGCACCAC